GGTCCTAATTCGTGCCATAAGTTTCTCTTAGTTTTTGAATGGTGTCTTTTGTTTCCAGGTCATTACTTACAGTATCAAAACAAGATTTACAATATCCGATTGTACCAAATAATATTATAAAACTATTCCTGGTACATCTGCTGCAAGTTCCATGTTCATAAGTCATTATATTTCTGTTATTTTCTTTTTTTAAAAACCTTGTGGTCGATTCTGCATTTTTTTTCAATACATTCAAATAAATCACTAACATTAACATGTTAACGAACGGACTTGTAAGTCCTTTCGTAGTCGATTCTGCATTTTTTTTCATTGTTTTTAATGTCCGCACAAAATCACGCACAAAAATAGTGGAGTGGAAACAGTGGTGTGGGGGTCCAAATTAAGACCATAACAAGTAAATATTAAGTAAATGTAGGGTAATATAGTATGTATGAGCAGCTCTTACCCTATATTATCATGGGTGTTATTGTATTTGGTGGTCTCTGTGCCGTTGTTACTACTAGGAACATCACACGAAATGCTCCAATCTCTCAAAAAATTAAAAGACAATATGATACGTATATTGCAGAATTGGAAACCACAAATAAACGCTTAACGGGCAGAGTCAACCAGGCTAAAAAAACCATCTCTGTATCTGCAGACGAAGCAGCAGATCCTTTTAGTGCAATTGCTAGTGTTATCGACCAGATAGCTCCGCAACTACCTGCATCTATAAGACCACTTTTAAAGAACAAAAACGCAATATCATTTATCGAGAATTATGTTAAGTCCAACCCAGATGCGATTAAATCAATTGTGGAAAAATTCACCAGCAAACAACAAGGGAACAATGCTGCACCCCAGAAAACAGCAGACCAATCAACCTTGTAAGACTTGTGAAGATACAGAATTTCCTTATTTACCAACAGGACAAGTAATTACTAATGATGTTGGAGCTTCAGGTGTTGAGAAGTTTATGCTACATGATTGCCCTACGTGTAATGGACAAAGATTTATCTATTCCAAGGATTAAATAAAATAATGGTAGTTGCCAGTTTGCTTACAAAAATTGTACCAATTGCTGCCGTAGGTTTAGGTCTTGCTTTTCTTTATAATGTCATAAATAAACCAGGACAAGCATCAGAAAGTGCAGGTGCATTAGGTCAAACTTTCTTTAGTTTAGGGGGTGGTCTTGGCAGTATAGGAGGGGGAATTAATGAATTTTTAACAGGTATTGGTACAGGGTCAGCCAAATTATTAGACCCATTATTTACTTTAAAAACTTTATTTTTTGGTGATGATGCGATATCTACAATCTTACAAGAAAATGCAGATACAGCATCAAACACAACCGTAATAGATCCTGTTGTCAATAGTGCATCAGATATGCCAGGAGTTACACCATCAGCACCGGCAACAAGTACAGTAACACACTCAAGCGGTGGTAGTGGTTATACTTCTGCAGCTAATGCCACAACACCAGGCGGTTTAAGTCCTGGAGGATTTTCACAAACTACAACATCAACAGGTCCTACATCAAGCAGTTATAGTTCAAGAGCTGCAGGAAGGTCAACAAGATATGGCTAATAAAAAAAAGAAATCTTCTAAACCAAGAAGTGCAAAACAAAAAGCAGCAGATAAAAAAAATGGTGCTAGATTAAAGAAATATAATAATCAAAAGAAAAATGGTATAAAGTCAAAAGTTAAGAGAGCCACAACAAAAATTAAAAATAAAGTTGCTAAACGTAAAACTAATAAACCACGTAATGGCAAGAATGGTGTGAAAGGCTTAAAATCTATTACATCTTCTGGTACACTTAAGAAAGTTGCATTAGGAGTTGGGGGAGCTGCAATAGCTTCTGCAGTAATAGGTATGGTAGCACCAAATTCTCAATTCGGTCGTTATGCAGCACCCGCAGGTGCTTACTTAATGGGCGGTATTGAAGGAATTATCGGATCAATGGCTTTATCAATGGTATCACGTCCTACAGGCAGTAACGCTAATTTACCCCCTGCAGCAGAGGTATTATAGATATGGCAGTTCCAATAATGAGACAATACACAAGAATCGCACCCGGTGCAATCAATGTTTTTGCATTGGCAACAGATGATGTTACAGGTTTATCAGTACAACAATTAAACAAAGATAATTCAATTATAGATTTTGTAAATGCAGTTCAACCATTAACTACAGTTCAATTTCAAACTAGACTTTTCATCAATAATTTAGAGGCAGGTCCTACATTCTTTAGCTCTAACAGTAACAGCGGTTCGGCTGGACGTACAGTACCAGGACCATTAAATATAGCAGTAGGTGGTGCATCAGGTGGTAAACAATTAAGTTATTCATCAGCACAAACAATTATCGGTGGAGGGGTTCAAGCTTATCAATTCATTGTAAAATACGCAAACATGTTTTAGGGGTTTTTAAAAAATGCCTACAGTCATTCAAGGTTTTGAAGTCTTAACAAAACCTGCAGATACACAAATAGAATCATTCCCTGTTTTAATTTCAATACCTGCAGCAGCTCCAGGGGTTCTAAGAATTATTACATTCCCAACAGAGTTTAATGCAATTGCAATAAGTTTGCAAATTGAGAATCAAGATTCAGCTAATGCAGCTAGCTATAGATTAAATTCTTCAGTAGGACCTATGATTAATTTACCATCTTCTAATTTTCGTTCATTTTCAAATATGAATATTGTTTCAGTAACCGTTCAACCAGGAGCTGCAGGACCTACAATCATATCTGGTCAGATGGCAGCGATGCCAAAATCAAAACCATTGAGGGGATTATAATGGGATTTGGTGGAGGAGGAGGCTCTACAGGAACAGCCGCACATACTCATAATTCAACTTTAGTGGGAGATGGGGGAAGTCTGTCTACAACTTTAACACAAATTGCAGATTCTAATTTATACAGTCGCATAATTATTGGAGCTTAACATGAAAACTGAAAAGAAAAAAGAAAAAACTCTCAAAGTTAATGGGAGACATGAAGATCCATTATGGAAAAAAATCAAATGTAAATGTGATAAAAATAATATTGAATCTTCATATCCATTAATTGATTGTGTTCATTGTAAATGTGAGAAAGCAGATAATTCAATACCTGATAAATCTTGGACTGTTATAGAAAATACTTATGATAAAAACGGTCAAGTTAATGGAACCAAACAAAGAGAGGTAACAGAAATTACATTAAAGAATTGCCAAACTTACGGTTCGGCTATTGGGTGGTTTTTCTAATGGTTGCAGGAGATGTTGTTTCAAGTGTAACAGCAGGTAATTTTCAACCAGCTGCAACTATTGAAGTGATCGTGTTATCATTCTTCCAAGGAGCCGGAGGCATAACTTTAACAGATGGGGTAACAAGTCCTAATACATATTTTGGTGCATGGAGTGCAGCAAATAATGCAAATAGAGGTGGACAAATGAATCATAAAGTATGTGTGACTAATACTATTTACATTAATTATGTCGGCGGTTTTTCAGGTATTCAAATTAAATAAAAAAAGTTAGGTCCTGGTTCAATAGCGTTATTGATTAAACCAGGGTGTATGACAATAACAACAGCGTGCAGTACCATTAGGTAAACAACAACTAATTTGAAATGAATGTTTCCTTTGATAGTTCTTAGATGTTTGTCTACATACCCATGGTCGCTTCATGCTTCTATTACTTCCTTACATTTTGGACATCTATCAAAAATATTCAAGCTTTTTGACAAAATAATTCCACAACAACCACACATAGATTTCTCCATTTGGTAAGTTACGGTCCTAATTCGTGCCATAAGTTTCTCTTAGTTTTTGAATGGTGTCTTTTGTTTCCAGGTCATTACTTACAGTATCAAAACAAGATTTACAATATCCGATTGTACCAAATAATATTATAAAACTATTCCTGGTACATCTGCTGC